TATATTTTTATTAATTATAGCATATTATTTATAAATAATAAAAATTTCTCTTGACTTTTTGACGACAGATATAATATAATACTTTTGTCGTCAGAAAGGAGAGTGAAATATGGATGACAAAAAGAAAATGGGTAGACCTACAAATGACCCAAAAGATGTAAAATTAACAGTAAGAGTCAATAAAGCAACTAATGAGATATTGGAAAAATATTGTAAAGAAAATAATATTTCTAAGGTTGAAGGAGTTAGAGAGGCTATAAATAGGTTGCCTATAAAAGAAAAGTAAAAGAGTGATATTCAGTCCCTGAGAAAGATTTGAAATATCACTCACCACCAAAATATCGGTATGTAAATATTATACACTGCATACCTCTATTTTGGCAACTAAAAAATTAAAATGGAGGTATTTTTTTATGGAAAGAGAAAATAAAAATTTATTATTGTATTTTGTTGAATTAGGAGCAAGAAAAGGAATTTTAAAAGACAGAGTTGTAGAGGAAAAGGAAAAGCTGTTTAAAATATTATCAGAAGTTGAAAAGATTTTAACATCAACTAATAATAATCAATTAAATGTAAAATTAGAAAATATGGTTAATGATGTAATAGAATTAACACAACATCAATATTTTGAATATGGAAAGATTGCTAATACTATTGAAGAAGAATATCAATTAAATTACAATCCATTTGAAAGAAAAGTTGATTAAAATGGAAGAAAAGACAATAAATGAATTGTTTGGACTATTGAAAGAAATTGTATTAATCATAAATGGAGGTAAAAAATGAACAAATTAAAAAATAAGAATGAAATAATAACAATAAAAAATGTAAGAGGATATATAGATGAAAATGGTACTGCTTGGTTAAATCTTGAAGATGTAGCAAGAGGATTAGGATTTACTCAAATTAAGAATAAAAAGGAATATATAAGATGGGAAAGAGTAGCACAATACTTAAAAGAAATAGCTTTCCCCACTTGTGGGGAAAATGATTATATTCCTGAAAATGTATTTTATAAACTTTGTATGAAAGCTGATAATGAAGTAGCAAGAAAGTTTCAAGACAGAGTTTGTGATGAAATATTACCTAGCATTAGAAAATATGGAATGTATGCCACAGATGAATTATTAGACAATCCAGATTTAATAATAAAAATGGCAACTAGATTAAAAGAAGAAAGGGCAAAGAATAAAGAACTTGAAGATAAGATGAAAGAAAATAAACCAAAAGTATTATTTGCTGAAGCAGTATCAATAGCAAAAAATACTATATTAGTTAGAGAGATGGCAAAATTAATAAAGCAAAATGGAATTGATATGGGAGAAAAAAGACTATTCATTTGGTTAAGAGAAAATGGATATCTAATAAAGAAAATAGGAACAGACTACAATATGCCAACTCAAAAATCAATGGAACTTGGATTATTTGAAATAAAAGAAAGTCCAGTTCTTCACTCAAGTGGAGAAATTGAAATAAGTAAGACACCAAAAGTTACTGGTAAAGGGCAGCAATATTTCTTAAATATATTTTTAAAAGATATAGCATAATAAACACTAAGAGGAGTATAAAAGCTCCTCTTTTTTATTTGGAGGTGAGAAAATGGATTATGGGCTTAGTGCCACATTAGAACTCAAAGATAAATTTTCAGTTAATATAAAAAATGCTAAATATAACTTAAATAACTTTACAACTTCTGTTGAAAAAAATACGGATAAAGTAGGTGGACTAGCATCTAAATTAAAAGGTTTAGGTGAAAATTTTGGTGGGCTTACAAAAGGAATTATGGCAGGAGCAGCTGCTTTTGGAGTTTTTAAAGGAGTAATGGCGGGATATGATTTTATAAAGGATTCTTATCTTAGCTATGCAAAGTTAGATGCAGCAATAACAAGAAATAGAGGAATAATGAGGGCATCAGCTGAGGATACAGTAAAGTTAAAATCACAAATATTAGAGCTTGGAAAAACAATGCCTTTTACTGCTCAAGAAGTTGCAGAAGCTCAATATTATCAAGCAATGGCTGGTATGAAAACTAATGAAGTATTGGAATTGACACCAAAACTTTTAAAAATGTCTATTGCATCAGGGCAGGATTTGGCAAGTACGTCAGATATATTAACAGATAATATTTCAGCTTTTGGTTTAGCTTTGGAAGATGCAGACAGACTTATGGATGTTATGGTTGCAACAGCTAATAATGCTAATACAGATATAGCTGGACTAGGTGAAGCATATAAGTATGTAGCATCAACTTCAAAAAGTTTTGAAAGTATGGAAGAAGTAAATATATTATTAGGAACTCTTGCTAATAATGGAACAAAGTCAGGTCAAGCAGGAAGAAACTTAGCAGCTGTCTATACAAGGCTTGCAAAATCTACTCCTGATATAGACAAAGCTTTAAAGGTGATAAATTTAAAACTATATGATAGTCAAGGTAAGTTTAAAGGTTTAAGAAAAATTGTAGAAGAAATGAGACCGATACTTGCTAGAATGACTGATGAACAAAGAAACTATATTTTAGCTACTATTTTCGGTTCTGAACAGATGAGAATTATAACTTCACTCTTAGGAACATCTAAAGAAAGTTTTGAAAGTTTAGCAAATGCAATATATAACTCTAAAGGGGCTACTGAAGAATTTAATAAACTTCAAGAAAATACTCCTGAGTATAAAATAAAAGCCTTAGCGAGTGCCTGGGATAATTTAAAATTACACATAGGAGAAGCTGCTGCACCAGCTATAACAAGTCTTATTGAAAATTTGACAGGTAAAATTATTGAATTAACAGATAGCGATACATTTTCAAAAGAGAATGTACAAGCATTTTTTGATGCCTTAATTGAAAACTTGAATACAACTTTAGACATATTATCATCAATAGCTACATTATTGAAACCAATTATATGGGGTCTTAAACTTGTGAATAAAACAGGCAAAATAGGAAAAGATATAGGTTCTTATCTTACAACAGGGAAATCTTATGAGCAAAATTTGAAAGAAAAAGAAATAATTGATAATGAGAATAGAATTTCTCAGATGAATCCACAAACTATAGAAGATGAGAAAAAAAGAAAAAAACTTTTTATTGAAAATGAAAAGAAAAAACAAGAGTATTGGAATAAATATGGGGGTATTACTGAGCAAAAAGCTAAATATGGGGATAAAGCAGCTAAACAATCTCTGATATTCAAACCTATATCCAATGATTCTGAGGAAGTGGCAAGTATTTACGATGAAAGATATAAATACAAAAAACCCAAAAAAGATGGAAACTTAGATGAAAAAATAGCACAAGCAATAGATGATAAAGCTATTGCTAATAATTATAAATATGAAATTAAACCAATGGAAAAATCTAAGTCAGAATTAGGAAAAGTTAGTGATAAGTTAGGACTTAAAACTCCAACATTTTCTCCAATGATTGATATTAAAAATGATAAGGAGAAAAAGGAAACTCTTTCAAACAATAGAAATAATGTTCCCAGCAAAAAAGAAGAACCTAAGAAAGAAAAAATAGAATTAGTAAATCCAAATTATGATAGATTTACAGCGAAATTAATTTCTGTTATTGAAGAGCAAAGAAAAAATAACAAAATAGTAGTAGAGAGTAAAAATCCAAATTATATAGTTAAACCTTCTGAAAAAATAAAGGTTCCAGAAGATAAGAAAAATAATAATGATATTAAAATACCTCCTCAAAATGTTACATTTTCTCCACAAGTAAATGTTAATATGGGGGGAGTTGTGATAAAAAATGAAGTAGATATAGAGAAAACTGCTGAAATGTCTAAACAAAAAATAATTGCAGAATTAAGAAATTTTGTACAAGTAACAAAATAAAGGAGATGATGTTATGAGACCAACATTCATACTAGTTAAGGATAGCACAAATACTCCTTTTTTCTTTGTAGTGCCTCCGTTAGATTTAAGGATAGAGAGTGAACAAGATGTACAAATTTTTAAAATTATTGACTTAGGAGAGAAAACATTAATTGGAAATAGAAAAGTAGAAAAGATTAGTTTTTCAACATTTTTTCCAGCTATGAAATCTCCTTTTTTTAATTTTGTGCTATCTACAACTCCAACGAATTGTATGGAAACTCTAAAAAAGTTAAAGAATGATAAAGAAAAATTAACTTTAATTATCCCAGAATTTAATATTTTCTTTAAATGCTATATTCAAACCTTATATTTTTCAGTTACTGAGAGAACAGGGGATATAGATATAGAAATAACCCTTGTTGAAATAGAGAAGAATAAAACCTTGACAGATGTAGCAAGAGGGCTATTAGAGAGGTAAATATATGGAAAAAGTAAAGATTTATGTGAATGGAAAAGAATATAAAAATATATTTACTAGAGTTATATGGAGTGGGGCAATTCACGGAACTGCAAGGAAGCTAGAAGTTGAGTATCTAGGAGATATCATAACCAATATTGGAGATGAAATTATATTTTCTTATGAAGATGAAAAAATGTTTTATGGTAGAGTTTTCCAACATTCTAGGAAAGGTGAAACTGAAATAAAAAGTTTTTATGCTTACGACAATTCTATTTATCTGAATAAAAATAACTTTGTTAAAAACTTTTTTAAAAAGAAACCTTCTGAGATTTTAAAAGAAATCTGTGGAGAACTTAATTTAAAAATAGGTAAAATTCCAAAAGATGAAGTTACTTGTACTTATCCAGCTATTGATAGAACTGGCTACGAAATTATATTAAATGCTTACACTATTCAACATAGAAAAAATAAAAAGATTTATTCTGTTGTGAGTAATGAACAAGCAATAGATATAGTTGAACAAGGTACTTATACAGATGTTCTTTTGACAAGTGCTGACAACATTTCAACATCTTCATATGAAGAAAGCATAGATAATATGATAAATCAAATTGTTATCTATAAAGTAGAAAAAGAGAAACAGCAAATACTCAATAAAGTTGAAAATGCAGAAGATAAAAAGAAATACGGACTATTTCAACAAGTTATGGAATATGAGAAAGATGTAGATAATATAGCAAATGCTAAGGATATGCTAAAGAGTGTAGAAAAAAGTGCAAGACTATATTGTTTAGGAAATATCTTAATTCAGGCAGGTTATAACATTGGAATACAAGAGCCACACACTGGACTGATTGGAAGTTTCTTAGTTAAATCTGATACTCATATCTTTGAAGGTGAAACTCATTTCTGTAATCTTGAGTTAGCTTTTGAAAATGTTATGGATAAAGCTCAATTTGAGAATAAAGAAAAAGCTAAGAAAAAGAAAAAAGGTAAAAAAGCAAAGAAGAAAGACAAAATAGATGAGTTATTTCCTGAAGGGTGGGATAAAAAGAAAAAATGAGTGAATTAGGAATTTTAGTAGGAGAAATGATAGCACAAGCAACTAAGGGAAGTTCCATTATAAAAGCTACTGTAGAAACTCCACCACCAAAATTGACTATTAAATTTGATGGACAAGTTATCCCAAGTGAACAAATATATTGTAGTAATTACCTATTGCCTCACTATCATAGAGATTACACTATTGATGGAATTGTTGATAATATTGAAATTAATGTATCTAATTATGATTATGATAATAAAACATCTGATACAATGGGGCACAGTATACAAAAATTAACTGGAAGTGGAAAATATAAGGGTAGTGGTATTTACAAAACCCATAAAGATATTTGGCTTGAAGATACTTTAAAAAAAGGTGATGAAGTGTTAGTTGTAGTTCTAGGAGTATATTATGTAGTTGTTACAAGGATAGTTAAAATGCCAAGTAAAGCAATAGAGGGGGTGTAATGTGGAAAAAGATTTCAATATTTTTCTTAAAAAAGCTGAAACAGAAGTTGAAGAAATGCCAACTTTTAAGGAATATGCAATAGACTTTAAAACTGGAGAATATATAAAAGATGAAAATAACGATATTAAAGTTTTAGAGAAAAATGAAGCCTTAAAAGTATGGATATTTAAAGCATTGAAAACTGAAAGATTTAGATATGTTGATGTACATAGTGATAATTATGGAAGTGAATTGGAAACTAACATTGGTACTATCTATCAAAAATCTGTAAAAGATGCATTAATGATTAATCAAATAAGAGATACATTATTAGTAAATCCATATATTTTAGAATGTTATAATTTTGACATTTCTAATGAAAATGAGTATGTTCCACAGATAACCTTTAATGTTAAAACTGTGTATGGAGAACTAGAAACGGAGGTGTAAAGTGAAAGATAGAATAGAGCTAAGAAATAATTTTCTGGATAATCTTAAAAACCCTTTATCAAAAATGGAAGGTACTTTTAATTTTGATATTGCAGCAACTTTTGGAATTACAGCAGAAGAAGTATACAGAGAATTAGAGTTCTGGGAAAAACAAACTTTTATTGATACTGCAACAGAAGATGAGTATGTTGATAAACATGCATTAATGTTTGGAATAAAAAGGAGATTAGGAACTAAGGCAAAAGGAAGTGTAAAAGTAACTGGAAAAGCAAACTCAATTATAGAAGAAAATACAATATTTTTAAACAGAGATGGGATAAAATACAGATCTTTAAGGAAAGAATATTTAAGTCCAACTGGAATTGCAGAAATAGAAATAGAATGCCTTTCAGAAGGAAAAGTAGGTAATGCTGCAATAGGAGAAATTACAACTTTTGAAATTCAAAATAGCAATATTTACAGTGTTATAAATGAAAAAGAGATTATAAATGGATATGATAAAGAACCTAATTCTGTACTGGTTGCTAGAGCTAAGGAAAAAGCTACAAGACCAGCTCACAGTGGGAATATTTATGATTATGAGCAATGGGCGAAGCAAGTTGATGGAGTTGGAAAAGTGTTAGTAAAACCTCTTTGGAATGGAAATGGAACTGTAAAAGTTCTGATTGCTAACTATAACAATGATATTGCAGATTCATCTCTAATACAGAAAGTTAGGGAAAGAATAGAAAGAGATGATGGTAGACCAGTTGGAGCTGATGTAACTGTTGATAGTTTTAAGGCTAAAACAATCAATATAGAGGTTAAAACTATTTTAAAATCTGGATATACTATATCTGATGTGAAGGAAAAAATTGAATCTCTCTTAAAAGCTGTTATAAAAACTGGAAGTGCTACATTTGAAAAATCTAATAAAACAATATTATCTATTAATCGTTTAGAGAAATCTATATTAGAAATAGATGGAGTAAATGATAACTTTGTAAAAGTAAATACCTCTAACTCTAATATAGAAATCGCAGAAGATGAAATATTAATAATTGGGACAGTGATTATAAATGAGCAATAGATTAATTAAGAAAGTTTCAAAAATAGCTAGAAATAGTTTACAAGAAGATTTAATCAGAACACTAGATTTAATCTGTGAATATGCTAAAAATGATATACAGAAATACAAGGAGCTATTATTTATAGCTTTTTTTAATGAGCAACAAGTGGCTAACTATGAGAGATTTATGGAGTTAGATTATAAAAATGGTTGGAGTTTACAAGATAGAAAAGACAGAATTATCTATACTTTACTATCAAAAAATATCTTTACACCCCATGTTTTAAAGGAACAAGCTAAAATATTCACAAATGGAGAAATTGAAGTTATCGAGAATTATAATGATTATTCGTTTATAATTAAGTTTACTTCTGTCGTTGGGATACCCTCTAATTTGGATAACTTTAAAAACTTTATTCATATTAATAAACCTGCTCATCTTAATTTTAGTATTGAATTTAGATACAACACACATAATCAAGTAGCATATTTACTTCATAAAAATTTAAAAGTAAAAACTCATAAAGAAATTTATGACACAAGGCTTTATGAAGATAGCGAAGTAGCAGGAAAGTACCATAAACACATAGAAATAAATAATTTCAGAAATGATGAATTAAAAACAAAAACACATAAAGAAATTTACGATGAAAGGAGATAACAGATGTCAGATTATACAAAATATTTAAGATTAATAAAACCTAGCGGGAATGAGTATTATGATGTAGAAAATTTTAATCATAATGCAGAGTTGATTGATAAAGAAACAGAAGATTTAAGTAATAAAGTAGCAAAAATACAAGAAGGAGCAACAAGAGAGAAAGCAGGAATTGTACAATTTGGTACTGAGGAAGGAAAAGCATTAGAGGGAATGATGTTAGCTAGACTTGCTGGGTGTGTAGGCTATGGAGGAGATATTCAAACTGCAGGAGTTAAGGATGTTAATTATATCTATTATGATAGAAACACTAGAAAAATGTACAAGTGTTTAAATCAAAATAGCGATGTATCTGCAAATGTTGCTAATTTTATTCCATTAGATAATAACTCACTTTTGGATAAATTGGAAAATCTAATCAAAATCAAAGGTACTGGAGACTGTAATACAGTGCATACTGATTGTGCAATAG